CCCGCGCGATCACCTGCGTATTAGACATAGCTGGGAGCCTCCTAAGATTATTGCATTAGGTAGGCAAAGCGTTATACTTAGTAGTATAAAACAATTTGTTATACGGTAGCGCATTACTGTTTTGACTTGGTCTTGCTCTTAGCATTAGTGATATGCTCTTGTACTGTAGCTTTAGTCGGTATTGATACAATAGTCTTGCCTATTGATTGCATCTTTCTTTGCAGCACAATATTCTCGCCGTGATGAAGGATGGCACTCACTCGATTCATACCGCAGCCCATTAGCTTCCCGATCTCACGGTAAGTCATGCCTTTAACCCTGTTGTGATATGCTCGCTCACAATCGTATGTGTTAATCCACTTAGCAGTCTCTTCTTCCTCAGTAATAGTCTCAAGCTTGTCGGGATAACTCATCCAACCTTTAGCAATAGCACTAAGCACAAGCTTAGGTGCTTGATTTAAAAGGCTTAGTTTCCTCTGTGATTCAAGCAGATCGTCTTTAGAGATCTCACCGTCTTGGACTTGGCGAGTAAGGTATTTCTGTACGCCTCCCATATTACTGTTGGTTCTTTTCTTGTTTCGCTTCGATCTGGTTGAGAAGATCAACGATAGAGTTATTGGATTGGATAAGCTCCATCTCAAGCTTACGAGCCAATGCGAATACAACGGTTAGCGTTAGTATCGGATAATGCTTTCTAAGCTTCTCAATCTCAGCGTCACAGCGTGGAGTTGCTGACTTAGTATCTTCAAAGAACTCTGCGGTAGTTGTCATGGTGTTAAATGGTTTGTTGTATATCAAAAGGGAATGTCATCTTCAGGCCCAAGAGGATCGTTAGCAGATACCTTCTTAGTTGCTTGCTTAGGCTCACGGTTTTCTGTCGCTACATAGTTACCGAGGATTGGACCTTTGTGTCCATCTTGTCTGGCTTGCTTAGATACAGACTGAACAATCATCCCATCGTTACCGTACTGGTCGCGGCCAGCCTTATTGGCAATAAGAGCAATGTCCAAATACGTTCCAGCCTTACCTTTGAAGAGATGGGTCTTGTCTACTTTAGTAACGTCAATCTTGCCGGTTATCATGGTGTTTATGTTGGACTTAGGTCCGGTGATAGGTTGGCAGACTTGTTTAGGGGAGTCAACCTGTCGTTGGGTTTTTTAAACTTAGGTATCCATACCGCACTCAGAGAACCGACAGAAGCGTCCATCATACCAGAGTTTTACGGCTCCACATTCTCCGTCCCGCTGCTTGGCGATTGCGACCATAGCTTCTCCCTGAGGTTGGTTGCGGTCTCGGTTCAGGAGCATCACCAGATCCCCATCGCGCTCCACCTGTCCTGACTCCCCTATGTCTGAAAGTCTGGGCGAGCGACCCTTATCTTTTTCGTTTTCCCTGTTGAGTTGCGCTAGAGCAACGATGGCGGTCTTGGTATCCACTGCGATTGCTTTGAGCTTACCGCTGACCTCGCCTATCTCGTAGGTTTTCTTCTCGGCTCCTTTGCTGCCGTGGATCTTCTGAATGTAGTCGATCAAGACTAACCTAACTCCCCACTTGCGTACCGCTCTGCGGATTACTGCTGTGATGGACGATATGTTGGTCACCGAGGAGCCAGAGGCAAAGTGTAGGGGACTTGCTGCAATCTTAGCTGATGCGGTACTCATAGCTTTAAGACCTCCCTGATCCATCTCTCCGGTCTTAATATCTTGCATTGGGATAGATCCAACAGTTGAAACCATTCTTCTAATAATAGCTTCATCAGACATCTCTAGAGATATAAATAAAGTTGGAACTTGGTCTTCTATCGTTGCCGCTTTTGCAATAGCAATCGCCATAGCGGTCTTTCCAATCGAGGGTCGCGCTGCTATGATGGCGAGTTCTCCAAGCTGCAACCCATCGGTCATCTGGTTGAGTCGAAAGAAGCCGGTATTGATTCCGCTCAACTGTCCTCGTCGGTTGAACCGCTCTTGGGTAGAGTCGATAAATCTTGAGACAACGGACTTGCTGGATTGAAGATCGTCTTTGGAAGCCTCAACGCTGAGTCCCTGCTCGGCATTAGCGACGATTTGATCGACGGTTAGGGTCACCACAGCGGAATCGCGAATCAAGCGGTCTCCAGCGAAACGGAGTTGTCTCCGGTGGTGGGCTTCTAGAACGCTCTTGGCGAACATCGGGTAACCGGATGGTGATGGGCAAAGCTCATCGCAGCGATTCCAAGCTTCAAATGGTACTGCTGAACTTGTAATGGTTCGTTTCCATTCCTTCATTAATTCCGGCAATGTCACTCGCTTGTTTTGAGTGATAAGGCTTTTTATGGTTTCGTAAGTTAAAGCCAGCTGTTCGTTTTGAATTGCTGCTGTTGGAACTTCAGCGAATGCGTCAAAGCAAATGTCAGAGCCTCCAGCAATACACGCTCCAATCAAACCAAACTCGTCGTCTTCAGCAAAAAAGGGATCGCTCATAAGTAGTCAGCAATGTTTTCTGAGAGAACGGTCTTTGGTTGACCGGCTATTGATAAAGTTTGTTGCAAGTCTTTCTTCGGGAAAATTCCTCTCCATCCACTAGCAATTGAGTTCTCGACGACAGTCGGGAAGTCAGCAGCGGTAAACTCTCGGGACCACTTGGTCAGTGCTGCGGTAAGTCCGGTCTTCTTGTAGCCTTCCCGCTTCTCGGCTTTGTACTGGAGCCAGAGCTTAACGGCTTGGAGACAGCTATCGGTTCGCAAGCTCTCCGGTAGCTCAACTCCGAATGAAACCTCCCATGGCGACTTAGGAGCCGCTGTATCTTTCTTATTAGGAGTAGGAGTAGGAGATGGAGAGCATACGTTTGGCATATCCACTGGCAATGCAGTGGGATATGCGGTGGCATTGCCAACCCATCTCTTTTTAGCGTTATCTGTCTGCTTTTGCCGATATTGATCCTGCTTCTCCCTTTCAGTCTCCATTCTTGGATTACGGAAGTTGCCTTCAGCATCAATCTGGAACTTACTCTGGCATATGCGTTGGGAATGCGGTGGCATACCAACGCAGACCCGAGTAAAGTCACTTTCGGTTAATGATTCACGCGACCACTGGATGCAAAGCAGCGTAATGTACGCTCCCTTTTCCTCGTTGGTCATCGTTATGGTTCCAGCTAAGAAGTCGTCAGCGTAGAACTGGAAGGCTGGAGCCTTACGGGTTTTCTTGTCTTCGTTCATGTAACAAATAGAAACCCCATCCAGTTCGTGGTAGGAACTCGCGAAGAACCAACGCGACGTACACGAAAAGGATGGGGAGAAATTGGTTGAACATGGGTTCTTTTTTGAGTGTCCTCGCTCGCTTCCTACGGCTCGCGCTGACTGCTTACTTCTAAGGCTGGATCTGCGGTTCGTCCAGCACAAACTTGTCAAAAAACTCAGCTTTCGGTCGAACGTAGAAGATCTCTCCTCGTTGGTAGATCACGCAGAGTCGCTTGGTCTCACCGATCCTCAGTTGAGCTTCGGCAACAAACTCAACCTCAACGGTTGGCTTAGTCTTTGACAGGTATTTCATCGCTTGAGCCTTAGCTTCTTTGCCCTCACGCTCCAAACCCAAAAGCAGGAAACGCGATATTTTGCGGCTATCTGTCTGATGGTGAGGCTCTTATCGGCTTGCAGCACCGCATCGACAATCTGCTGCGGTATTTTGAGTCCCTTTGGTCGTCCCCTTCCACGCTTTGGGCTACGTTTGGACTTAAGAGTTCTCGGAGCCTCTTTGGTCTCCATTGTCTTGTGGACTCCAAGCAATCTGGAGATTCCGCTTTTAATTTCGTTGAGTATGTTCATTTTCTGGTCTTATTGTGTCTGATTTTGTGTATCCAACCTATGCTGACTGCGTAGTCTTCTTTAATTTGTCTGTATGTTCTATTGTTCTTTATGTCTTCCAACACTTCTAACACTACTGCTTGTGGTATATGTCCGCGCTTTGGTATGTATGAATCATTTCTTATCGTCATTCAATTTTGGATTTACTTTCTCTGATGTCGTATATGGTTGAAGCTGAGACACCATATTTCTTAGCTAACTCTCGGCAAGTGTAGCTTGGATGCTCTCCAAGAATGGCTTTGCGGATATCTGCGGGAACAGTTTCGTATCTCCGATAGCGTTTGATTTTAGTCTTTTTTAACGGAGCGACGACACCAAGCATCTTCTCCATTGATTGCTTTGTGAGACCTAATTTTTCAAGCAAGCTCACAGTTTTGCCTCCCGCCACAGCAGCAGATCCGCTCTCATTGCGTCGTTCTCCTGCTCCAGTTGTTTCAACCGATCCTCCAGCCTGCGGACATCGAGAGCGATTGCGCGGAGTTCGCGCTTGTTGCGCTGCACCGTCCAAAGACCAAGCGGCTCTTCAGCTACTTTTATGATTCGTTCTTCAAGTGTCATAGATTCGTTCATAGAAAACACACTCCAGATTTGCATGCAGAATCTCCGAAAAGATCCGGTTCTTCAGTGAAATCAATTTCACTCAACGGCTTGCAAGAACTGTGAAACCACACATGTGGATCAACGGATTGCACTTCTTTCTCTAGTTCACACGCTGCCTCAAATTCAGATGGATGGTTTGTTTTTAAATCTCTCCATTCGTTGTCTGCTTGGTTTGGACACATTGAACAAGCGGATCGAGGTGGGGTTGGCCAACCCATATTTTCTACAACGCGGATTGCTTGCTGTCGTCGAAGAGGAACGTCATGGATCAATGGAAGCCGAATCCTTCCAGCTTTGTATTCGTCTCCATCCATCATCCGCATTGCCCTCCTAGCTTCATCTAAACTAAAACCAATCCAGTGACGCTGTTCTTTTGTTGGTACTCTTAAATATTCTCTGACGTATCTATCAAGAACCTGAATTTTCCATGTCTTGGAGCAAAACCCAGACATCTTTCCAGATTCTCCTGAAACGGAAGTAAATGCTGGCAGTAGAACTGTGTTTTTATTATGAGAAAGCCAATCAATACCATGCGGAGGTTTGCTTCCCCAATTGCTTTTTGAAATCCGATGTACCTCAAGCCCCACTGACGCGAGTGCTGGGCGGATTACAGCATCTAAGTATTGCCATGTCGTTGGCCTTTCACGCTCCGTATCGACGATGCAAACGAAGTCTGGCTTGGGCAGCTTTCCTTGAACGATCAAAGCTGTGATGGCAGCGGATTGAGTTCCGCCTCCGTGAGAAAATATCTCAGTCACGGCTTGTCCTCCTCCACTTTCATCATCGGAACAAAATCTAATCGGTTGCTCTCGTCGATTGCGATGCCCCAGTTGTTTCTACGGCAGCACAGCTCGGTTGCGTTGTAGACTTCCATCACCGTTTTTTCATCTTGCAGGTAGATGGACAGCAATCCCTTAAATGTAAGTCGTACAGTCTCTGATTTGTTTTGCTCGCTCATTTGGCCTCCTTCTTTTCCTCTTTGATTTCGCGGATGATGTCGCACAGGCCGATGCACATGGCGAGGTAGCCTTGTGGATTGGCCATGCCATTCCGGTCGCAGATATCCTGGCCTCGTTTCATCGCATCCAAACCGACTACCTGCCATGGCTCGTTGATAAACGAGCTGATTTTCATTCCGCTCACGGCTTGGCCTCCAACGCCCGGAAAGCGATCTGGGATTCAGTTGAGCGGTTTCCTCGGTAGTCCTGATTAGCTATGCGGCGGAGTGCTTCCTCCAGGTGCGCGATCCTGGCTCGGGCCTCCTCCAGCTCCTTGTAGGTCTTCACGGCGTCGATTGTTCTCATTTCTTCGATGGTCATTTTGATTTTCCTTTCTTCCTATTCCTTGTCCAATAGCTGATTTCGTATGCTTTAACCTTCTTAGCTGCTCTGTATGCTTCTCCAGCTTGGCTTCTGTTCATCTGATATATACCACTTCCGCTTTCGATAATCTTTTTAGCATGCTCGCTCATCGGCCTCCCCCGTTGGCGTAGTGTAGAATCAGAAGAGCGTCGCAATTCTTCAGTGTCACATCGAGTTGAGGGTACAACTCCTGGGCCTTTGACTTGAGCTTGCGCTTCCACTCTGGACCGCTGGCGCATGAACGCTTGCCACCGAGACCAAGCGGTTCCTGCCATACTTTGGGTTCGACCCGATGCAGAGCGTATCCAGTAGAGTAGGCCAGTCCCTGGATTATCCCGTAGTTCTCGTGGAGCGTGGCTACGCTCGATGATGGCGTAAGACTGCTCACGAACTTGGGCACCTTTTCGATCCACAGGTGGGAATCGGATAGCTTAAAGCCGGTGAGGAGTTGCGCCATATCCGGAAGCGATTCGGGCATCGCGAAGAGGAGGATGCCGTCCTTGGTTTGAACAGCGAACCCGCCGTTAACGCCTGGGTCACAAGCTACGATTGTTTTGTTTGTCATTGGTTTTGGTGTTCTGGGACTTGATGGTGAGAGTATGGCCAACGTAGATACCTGCGATCACGCAGAGCGGCATCAGCACGGCCATGGAAATGATTGTCAGGGCGGTGCTCATATGATGTGGCACCCGAGTTCCTTGTAACACTTCATGCGCTTCTTGGAGTGCGCGATCGCCATGGGGTGGAAGTTGTCCAAGAAGTCGTAGATACGAGCATCAGTCTTGGTCTCAGTCCTACGCAGCGCACGGCTGGCCCGCTGGATGGTCTTCTGGGCGCTTCTGCCTCCGGACACCATGATCAGGTTCTCTACGTTGGGAAGATCCAGTCCTTCGTCGGCCAGAGAGGTTGCGATCATCTTCGTAATCCTTCCAGCCTTGAAGTCATCCATGGCCTGCTTACGAAGCGACTTCTTCATCTTGGAATGAACGAGCACGGACCCCTCTATCATGCGGGCGTACTCCTCTCCGAGCGTCACCCTGGGAACGAGCACCAGCGTGGGGCCAAGCGAGCAATTGGCGAACATGATCGCTGAAGCGTTCCGAGCCATGTTCTCGCAGATGCCGATCTCGGTGATTGATTCCCAAGCGCACATGGCACGGAGTTCCTCGTGCCGGATCCGCATGTACCTCTTGCGTTCGTTGAAGAGCTTCTCGATGCGATCATTGATCCGGTCCTCAATGAATTGGTCCGAGGCGCTGGACATGTGAACAGTTGCGTGGGCCAACACTCCTTGGAGTTCCTCGCGCTTGATCTCGAACTGGTTGCCTCGGAACAGCTTGCGGAGTTCTTGATTACGCTCGCCATCATCGCACCAAGGAGTGGCATCGAAACCGAACCGAAGTCCATTGCAGGACTCGATGATACGCTTCCATGTGGTCGCAGGCGCATGTTTCGCCTCATCCACGATGATCAGCTTCTTGCCGCTGAAATCGACTGATTCGTGGGGGCATCGAATGTCCACCCGATTAACATCCACTCCCATAGCCGCGAGAGAGGCGTGTGCCTGTAGACAGGTCTCGCGAGTGGGAGCAATCCATCCGAAGGTCCAGCTAGGATCCTGTGCGAAATGCTTGATGATCGAGGAAGCGATAAGGGTCTTGCCGCATCCCGCAGGAGCGATGATGAGTCCATCAGCGCCAGACTTGGCCCATTCAACCGCTCGTTGCTGGTAGGGACGAAGCAGAAAAGCTTGCGTCGAAATGGTTTCCGGATGATCGTTTGTCTGCATAGCGTGTCGTTGCGCTTTGTTGTTTGTTTGTTTAGGACTCGTCGTCACCCCCCGGAGCCTGCACTCTCCGGGGGGCTTTTGTTTCTACATCAGATGGCGTCGAGGTCCACCGGCAGCTTCTTCATCCGCTTCACTCGAAGGGTGACCTGCTCGGCCCCGTTCTTGTCGATGTACTTCTCCTCTTCAAGAACAACGATCATCGACAACCCGACGAAGCCTTGGAGGAAGCGCATGAACGCCCCTCCGATGCTAAAATCGAACTCGTCTCCATCAGCGATGTTCGCTTCGGTGGCACTGATCAGCGCCTGAAGACGCCACATCATGGTATCCTTGAGTGTGAACCGGTCATTGACCACCTCACCATTGGCACCCTTGTACCGTAGCGTTGCGACGGGATTGCCATTCTTATCGAGACCATCGTCCTTGCAGGAGTTGATGGTGACGGTGTATTCGCCGGGTTTGGCGAACGGCTTAACTTCGGCCTGACTGCGATCGACTGTGAATTTCATGGGATTGATTTATTGTTGTTCGGACTGACGCGTCGCCCAGATGGGTAACGAAAGGGTTTGAGTTGTGGATGGGTAACAGGGCCAAGAGTTCAGTTCCTGGCACTCGATGAACGTACGGAGTTGTTCGTCGATGATCGAATGTCCGATATCGATGGCCTGCTGATCAAGCTCATAGCAGGCGACTCCGTAGGGTGATTCCTTCTCGACTGCGATGAAGACGAACCGGTTGATGCCGGTGATTCGCTGATACCAAGCGGCTTGAACGTGGTACCGGAACTGAGCGCAGGACTTCCCGAATGCGTTCGCTGATGCGTCCTGGGTGGTTTTAAGATCGATGATGTAATCCTTGCCGATGCCATCGATGCGAGCTTTGACCTCGATGCCTGACCATTCGGTGAAGTACGAGACCTCGGTCTTGATTCCATCCAGTAGGCCAGCAGCAGCAGGATGGGCGTGAACCGCAGCGGCGACCCCGGTGACGTTGTCCCACTGATCTTGATTGAGCGGGATGAGTCCGCGATCGACGATTGCTTGGTAGTCATCCTTACCCTGCTTGGTGCGGCGATCTCCGATGAACAGCTTGTAGCTGATCGCGAAGCGTTCGGGTTCCAGGACAGCGCAATGAGCGGCGGTACCAAACTCCAGCGCGGGACTGGATTCGTTGCGAGTCTTGCCATCCTGCCAAGCGCGGAAGTGAGCGGGGCTCTTGCGGAACTGATCGAGCCCAGACTTCGAGAGTGCCTTCTCGGCGTGGTAATCCGAGGCGGGCATGTCGTACATGATATCAACCATTGGAAACCTCCGTAGCGATAACCTCGGGGCTGACGATGACGGCGAGCTTGGACAGGATGAGGTCCGGCTTGCTGATGTACTTGGATGCAACCGCATCATCCAGATCGCGGAAGGTCTGACCCTCCTTGATGCGACCGGCCTTGAGCAGCAGCGCGTTCACATCTTCCTCACGATACTCGAACAGGGCTTCGAGCTTGGTGGTGATATCGAAGCTCTTGGTAGGAGCGACTGCAACCTCGGAGATAGCGGGCTGGAAGTCCTCGGTCTCTTCGGGTGTATAGATGCCGGCCACAACCTCTGGAGCGAGCATGCGGATGGCTTTGCTGATGCACCGAGCGCGGAGCATGGCACCAGGATCCTTGGCCCACCCAGAACCCGGCTTGGCGGGAAGGAGGCCAGCGAGCTTGGCATCCTCGGTGGAGAAACTGATCTCGCACTGGTTGCCATCGTAGGACCAGACAGCGATCGCTGCCTTGGTATCGAACTGCTTCCATACCACCTTGCCACCACGAGCGCGGTAGCCGGCCAGCATGGCGTCGCTCCTCATCGAGAGGGAGCCGTTGATGATGTGGTATTCTCTGCGGAAGTCGAACGGGGTCTTCTTCTCAGCAGCACACTGCCAAGCGATCAGTTTACCCTGTTCCACCTTGGTGCATCCGAGCATGCCGGATGCTGCGATCCATTCGCCCATCTTCTCGATGGCTGAGATTGGATCACCGATCTTGCTGTACATCTCAGCAGAGTCAGTGGGTTGCGTTGTCGTTGCGATTGAGTTGTTCATTGGTTTTGTCGTAGGAGTTCTTCGATCACATCGGAGCGGACACGGATGGTGCGCTTCGTAGCCTTCATGGCCGGAAGCTTTCCCGACCGGATCCAGCGACGCACAGTCTCGGGATGAGTACCGAGAGCCGATGCGATCTCTTGGACGGTTAAGAGTTTCACGCTCACGCAAGCCAAAGTAGCAGCGTGTTGCAAACTGTCGAGAGAAATGTTTGGGAATTTACTCCTCGAAGCCTCGGCGGGGTGCGACCGGGGTCAAAGTCTGGCCAGATTTCGCGATTTCCTGAAGGAATCTAAGCTTTCCGAGTTCCAGCCCCCTATCATATGCATCGGATAGGAACTTGATTCGAGATTCATCGTCGCGCTGCTGGTAGGCACCGCTCATGAATGCGCGTTCCGCAAATTTCCGACGGTAAAATCCGACAAGTTGAGCGTACCGATCGAACTGATCGGGAGTCATGCGCTCAAAGGTTTGTTTTTTGTAAGTGAGCTGCGGGTTTGGCACCGACGGAATTGCCTTGTTGTCCGCAGTCCTGCGCCACACGCGGTAAATCGAGGCGTTCAGCGGATCGGCATCGATCTCTCGTCGATTCCAAAAATCCACAAACTGATCGATCCACGGATTTCCATTCTTAGGCGTCTGCTTTACCGCTTCTCCCCACAGATTTCGGCGCATTGGCATCGCATCTGGATCCCTGGTGCCAGGGATTTGAGCGCCAGGGAAAACAAGCCTCAATGCAGCGTATCGCTGGTTCAGTTCGTTCACCGTATCCTTCAGGATGCCTTCGCCGCCCGTCACCGGAATATACTCGCGTCGAGCGCGATTAAGAGATGCCAACGTAGCGGGAGCGATAGGCGATGCGGCGGTGACGTTCAGATTCTTTACGAATCGCTCAAGCGAAGCTTCGGATTCTTCAGACAACAGTTTGATGAACTCGCTGGTGCCCTTCAGGAATTGCTGTTCCATGATGAAGTTAATGCCTGACAGAAATGATCCTTTGCCAATGGCGAAAAGATCTGGCTCATCAACACGAGCTCGCTCAGCGATACGCTTTGAGGAACCCACAATGATTCCAAGTGCTCCAGCGGTTCCAAGTCCAGACAAGTCTTTGACGATGTCGCCCGGCTGAAAAGATGGGTTTTCACCTTTCACAAGGCGTCGAAGACCCGATACATTGATTGTTCCCGGAGGCATGACACCGCCAGCCTTGGCCAACTCACGAGCCTTATTCGTCTCTCCGGGAGTGTCTAGGTTCGGCGTGATGACACCCTTATCATACAAGTATGAGAACGCTCCCATGACCATGCTTCCGACGATGAGTCGGCCAACAGCCTGCTCGCGAGCCCTTACTGTCATGTTCTTCCAGTTGAACCCCTGAAGCACAGCGGCTGGCGTAAACTGAACAACCTCTGCGGCGACGTTGATCGGAGTCTTTTGAAAGAGCGAGATCAGGCGATATGGAATGTAAGCAGCTGAACCAGCAGGCAGTTGTTTAATGACTCGATTGAGTCCTGACACCATTTTAGTAGCCGCATTGTCTTGTTGGAACACGGCCCGAGCAGCTTCAAATTCAATAGTATTAATGTCCTCCGCAGTTAATCCTTTGCGCCCTTCTGAACGAGCCTTATCGGAAATTCGTACAAGCTCAGGATCTCTGATGGCCAACTTGATCTGACCGTCAGTAAGTCCCCGCATGCGACCGATTTCAGATACAATCGCTGCGCGGGCCGATTGGCGGAATGGAAGATCAGTTGCCTGAGTCAGTCGAAGCATGATGTCAGGCATCACGCCTACTGTAGCCTCGACGATATTGCGAACCACGTTGCCGTTGTACTCGCCCTGCATCGATTCGTAGAGGTTTTTCCAAGCGCGTTGGAAATTCAGCGGATTACCGATATTTGTTCCAAGTTCGTATGGATTAGCATTGGAACCTTTGAGCAAAGTGCGCTTAAAAGCAGGCAGAGATTCACCAAACGCTTTAATGCGTTCAAGAATACGAGACCGTGGGCTGTAAGTGTTGTTCTTGTTTCCGGAAACCGCCATGTCGATCAACGCAGTTGTCATGTCTGCTATCTCTACCATCGGAAGTCTGATTGTATTATATACAACATTCTTGACGATAGAGAGCGGTGCCATGACCGATCCCTGAACAAGCGATATAAACAGGTCCGCAGCGGAAGATGGATTAATCTTGGCAACGGTTTCGTTCAACGTCACATCAGCTTCCATACGGAGCGTATCGGCAGCGATAATTTGGTCTATTGCACTGTTGATTTCCGAAGGGTTGTTGGATTCAAAGGCGCTTTTTGCTTTAATTTTAGCAGCGTTTACAGCGTCTTGAGCGATCTTGTACTGATCCATCGCAGTGCCGAGCTGATCGGCCTGCTTCGGAGTCATCGGCTTGCGCTTGTTCTGCTCAAGCGACTTGGTGACGAGTTGAATGATACCCTCACGACTGGCCGACTTGAGTAGCTTGAACTGATTGATCAGCTGACCCCAAGTGGTTCCGCTTTTTGAAAGAGAAATCGCGGTTTTGCTAGCCCCAGCCATGTCGCCACTAGCGATTTGGCGATTGAACTGTTCCATCCCGGAAATCACCCGAGTGTTCGATTCCGGATCGATGATGTCTGCGGCCAGATCACGGTCGCTTTTGGTTGAAGCGTCGAACGCTTCATCCGCAACATTCTGCCTCTTATAAGCAACCTCTGGAGAAGCGGCCACAGCTTCACGAATGACGGGCGGAACCCCAGGAGCAGCAGCTACACGTTCAGCGAAACGCCGAGGCTCCATTGCAGGTGGAACATTGATGCGGGAAGGTGACTGGATCGTGCGCGTGAGTTGATTTGTAAAATCAGCCTCATCGAACTTGCCCTTGAAGTTCTGCTTGGCGTATCGGATGCCAGCGGCAACACCGTCGGCCACGGTTCCGCCTGCGCGGATCACGGCTTGGGCGACCGTTAGCGCACCGTTCCAAGCTGCGCCCATCAGTTGAGGGAACGGGTTTGCACCGACACCAGGTTCAACCTCAGCGCGGAGTCCTTCGAGCTTCTGAGCAACTCCTTCAGCCTTCTGGCGGAACTTGCCTTGAGTCTCTTCGAGCGCCTTGTTCCAGACCTCGTTGAAGATTATCTCTCTTGCTGCTGACCGGCCCACTCGTTTCTTTCCAATGCCAAGGGATTTCTCGATTGAGGATCGAGTGACTTTAACTGACTCTCCGCGAGCAGCTCCAGATTCAAGAGCTTCGGACATAGCTTCCGCAGCAAGTCGAGTATCTTTTGCGTCTAAAGCTCTATTAAGTTTCTGCTCAACGGTTTCAAGCGGCGTAGATGTTTGAGCAATGGGCTCTCGTTGAGCGGCAATCCGCTCATCACGAACTCGAAGACGCTCAGCTAATATGTCGTCAACAGAACGAAGCGGAGTTCCTTCTGCTTCTATGGCCTCTCTGATTGGAAGCATTCCTCCCTCACGAGAAGCGGATCCTTCTGTCGTAAGTTCAGGAGCTGATTCCCCACGCATCAACTCTTCGGTAGTAAACTCTCCTCGTCCAAGAACTTTTCGTATTGCAGCAATGCGTTCATTGCGGGTGCGGAGTTGTCGAAGCTTGTTTATAGCTGTGTTAGGAGTATCAGAATCTGTGACTGTGATTCCATTCTCATTGAGAACACGTTCCAGATTTCTAGTAATGATAGATGGAACGCCTCCGGCATCTACATTTTCCAGAATATCAACTGCTTCAGGAGTTATTCCTCGAACCACTGAAGCTTCCTCGGGAGTTACAAGAGGTTTGCTTTCCATTACAGGAGGTTTGTTTCTCTCCTGAAACAACTCTTCTGCTGTCTTTAATGGGGTTTTTGGGGCCTCTGTTTTGAGAAGAGTTTCTGATTCCTTTGCCGCATTTTCCAAAGCAGCTTGTTGAGATTCTTTCTGTTGCTCAACAAATTTACCTTCCTTCTCAAAGGCAGCCCGCTCTTCTTCTGTAACAAAACGAGAGCGAGAGCGAGGTCCTTCTCCAACTGGTTCCTGTCGAAAGATGAAAGGTTCGTCAGGATTCATCTCCGAAGTGAATCTCCGGAACTGATCCCTAAGATTCTCAACCGGAACAATCTGATCCATCTCGTTGAGCAAACCCTCAACCTTACCAATCGCCTCTCCAACGGTCTGCTTGCGCGACGCCAATTGCTCAAGCACCTGAGCCTGAGTGACTCCGCGCTTCATCCCGAAGGTCTTACCAACCTGAGCACCAAGACCTGCGGAAAATAGCATTCCAACACCAGCTTCAAGCGAAGCTTTCAGCTTCTGCTCAGGAGTAGCATTCGGATCAACGACGGTTTGGAGAGCCATCCCTGTGGACTCTGCTGCTCCAAGCGTGATTGGAGGAAGCAGTGCAGGTGCAACCAGTTTGCCAACTTGTTCGGTGGCAGTGGCAGCTTCACTGGCTCTCGTGAGATCAGCAATCTGGGCAGCACGAACCGCTGAAGGCGCGGTTGTCTCCGCAAACTCAGCACCTGCAACCAACTGAGGAATGCGAGCAGCCTGACGAGCCGCACCGGCAATGCCGAGGCTCATCAGATTCATTGGGGACAAGAGATCAGCCGAAACCTGACCTGCCACCTGTCCTACAGGACGAGTTACGGATTCAGGAATTGGAGTGTATTCGCTGATGACCTCGCCCAATCTTCCACCAAGAGAGGCAGCAAGCTCCCGCTTTTCTGGCGATGCCGTGCCAAGAGCCAAGATGCCTTCTCTCTCGATTTGAGAAGCGCCTTGCAGCAGCTCTTCGGGCTTTTCACGGCCACCGGTCATCCTACGAACAGCCTCTGCGCCTTGCTGGATTACCCTTCCAGTCGTCGCAATGTCCTCAGGCATCGGCCTTCCGAATGCGAGAGGAGCAGCAACACGGGCCAAAGAAGGAGCAACGGATTTGGCCTGCTCGTACAGACTTGGAGGAGCCTGAAGAACCGGAGCATTCGGATACTTCTGTTGGCCATAAAAAGCAAATGCTCTATTGATATCATCAAGATCTGGCGCTTTGTCACCTTCAAGATCAAGAGTAACGCCAGTTGATTCTTGAAAAACTCTATATTTAGGCATATTACTTTAGTTCTTCTTTTCCGGGTATTGTTACTCTATAACCGGGAAAACTGGTAGGCTTTGTGGCTTGAGGCTGATTACTTCCAACTCCTGGAGCAGGCTCGTTTCCAAAGATGTTAGATTCTGTTTCTCCAAGCGATTCGATATAATCCTTCCTCATCTGAGGAGTGTATGTTTTAGGAAACTCTATTGTTTCAATTCTCTTCCCAGTAAGAGGGTCTTGTCTCGAAACCACTTTAGGCTCTTCAGCCCCAGCCCTCCTTATCGCCTGTTCAATCAGGTTTTTATACTCAGGGTATTTTTCTGCAATTGTTCTGATTTGCTCAGGAGTGCCACCTATTGCTCCAAGATTGATATATCCACTCTTGAGCTTGCGGGCCTCTTCTTCCTGTTTCTGACGAGCCTCTTCCATAGAAACGCTTTCTTCTAATGTTTCTATTGGTTCCAAAGCAGGAATAGGCATGGCCATTGCCCCACCGGCTTGGTAATCAGGAAGAGCCTTTAGTTTCCCCATCAATTCTGGCCGTTTAGCTTCACGAGCAGCAACAATAGCTTCTTTTTGCCTGCGAGTTGTCAGCTCATCTTGAGCGGCAGCAAGCTTCAAACTGTCTTCAAGCGAAAGCTGTCGCTGCAACTTCATGCGCTCAAGCATCCGTTGCTCATTCCTTTTTTCAGCATCTTCCTGTAAAATCATCTGTCTTGCACGAGCAGCTTCTTGAGCTTTTTCAGTGCTTCCAGTAATAGCTCCAGCAAGTCCACCCGTAAGAACATTAAGAAGACGAGTTGGAACTCCAGGGCGATATTGAGCCTGAGACTCAATAGTATCTGCGCTCGGGTAATTGTAGTTCGTAGCCATAGATTAGTATCCTCCAGCGAAAGTGTTCTTCTTACGAAGCGTTCCAGGTGCGACGGGCATCGGTGCCATGCTGCGATCGGGATTCATCTCGCTCCCAATTGGTTCTTCGACAGGGCTGATTCCGTAGGCTTTCATGCGTTCGAGCATTCGAGCTTGAAGTTCATCCTTCATAATCTGCTCCTTTGCCATGCTTCGTTGAGCGAGCTTTTCATCCATCCCACTGGCTTGTCCATAGATGCCTCCAGTAAGCAGATTTCCGAGGCGCTCCATGATGCTCGGATCGTACTTGGCGGCTTCGCGAACCAGTTCTGGATTGGCTCGGAACGCTTCGGCCTCAGCAAGCTTCTGCTGTTCCAACTCCTTGTCGCGCCCGCTGAGGTTGTTGTACAATCCACCCGTCGCAAAGTTGGCAGCGTTCTGTAGGAAGTTCTCGAAAGCCATAGTGTTACTCTATTAAAGATCTGCCTGCACCCCTACCGCGAAGAACCCGCATCGCCGCAGCTAGGATCTCATCGGGATCGTAGTTGATATCTTTGAAGTATCCTGAAGGAACGAATTCATCAGCCCTTCGAGGAGGAACAGGAATTTCCGTAGGCATGTTGAACGGAGTCACTGTTCCTGGCCTACGATTAGTTACGCTTTCAGCTGGCTTTACATAATCCTTAAATTCATAAGTAGGAACAGGCGGCAGATTAGGGCGGTTTGTCCTAATAATGTCCTGTATTACTGTGTAAGGCTTTTCAGTCCAGCCCACTTTTACTGGAGTGACCGTTTCACCCTGTTGTTCGGGAACAACTGGAGTCTGATCTCCAATCATCTGCTGAGCTTCTTCTGGAGTAACCTCTTTTACATTCTCATCGGGACCAGGAGGCACTGGAGGAGTAGTCGGAGCTTTGATTCTACGATCCAACCATTGCCAGCTATCGTAATCAAAAACCGGATCTATTGCATCAATAGGAACCGGAGGAATTCCAAATCTAGGAGGGTTTGGTGGAACACGAGGCTCCTTAAAGTTTGGATTTGCGATCGTGTTTTCAAAACCTTCTCCAGTCAGGATGTAGTTTTGGTTTTCAATATCAAATCCAGTAGGCTGATCTAAAAGCGAAGGAGTCGGTTGGTTTACCAACGAAGGAGTATATTGTTCAGGTTGAGTCTGAACCGGAGAAAAAGTTTCAGGAATGCTTAGGTCTGGAGTTGGCCTATACACTTCAGTCCATCGAGTTGGGCCTCCAGTATATGGGGTCGGCTCAGCGACAGGTTGCTGAGGAGAATAGTAGCTCATCGGATCTACCGGAGCTTGAGCGTATCCAGAACTAGTTACAGGACCAAACAACGCTGCGATCTCTGGAGGCAGAGTGGATGGCGGAGCGGGTGTTTCTCCACCGGGTATAAAGAAGTAGTTTGATCCTGTATCAGTTGCCATAGCTCAAGCTTTTGGAATCAAGCTCTTGATCCGACCGAGCATGAGGTTGGCCACCAGCTTCTTGGCTTTCGGCTTGTCCTTGATCCACTTGGCGAACTTCTCGGCATTGCTGTCATAGAAGCTCTTGAACCACTTGGGACCAACGAGTTCCTTCCAGAAGTAGAACGCCTCCCACTGATCGGGGATGCACTCACGAGCGACGTAGCAGCCGGCAGCGGCTCCAAGGGCTCCGATCGCACTCGTAACACCCTTCATAATCGACAACGGAGAATTGGCCTGCGAAGCCTGGAACTCATTTTGAGCGTTGCTGAGCGCAAAGCTGGATCCAGTCTGAAGCAGCTGTCCCGGACCAGCCTGTTGCATCCCTTGAATGTACTGAGGCGCACCGAACGGCGAAGCGCCCTGCTGGAGACCTCCGAGCTGGGCCGCCTGCGAGACGATTGGCTGGAGTCCCAGGGCGGACTGGATATTGGCGATGTTCTGTTGCTGAGTACCTTGGCGTTGCTGCTGAGAAGCCATCTGGCCGGCAAAGCTCTGCTGCATCGCGGTGTTCCGCTGACCGGTGGCTGCGAGGATGTTCTGGAACGCCTCCTGCGCCTGTCGATTGGCGACATCGCTCGTGGTCTGACCACTCTGAAGTAGGCCAAGTGCTTGCTGGCGACGTTGGACATCAGCATTGGAGATCGCCTCGTTAACAGCACGAGCCTCTCGGAATGCAGAGAGATTGCCGAGGACGTTGCCGGTAGCGGTTCCACGAGCGCGAGCGGCCTGTTCAGCAGCGCGAATCATCGCAGGATCAAGCGTTCCAGCTTGGGCGAGTCCGGCTCCAATCTGACGTTCAAGATCGCTACGAATCGAACGAGCGTATCCAGTATCTTGAGGCCCTCCCGGCATCCCTACTCGCTCATAAGTTGGGGACTGAATGGTATCTTCAGGAATCTGATTGGCACCGCTTTGAAGATCTTTGAGAAAATTCTCATAAAGACCATATCGAGTGGGATCAAGAGTTTGAAGTTCAGCCCGACGCTGTTGAGCGAACTGAGTGCCGTATTTCTGAGCCGCTGCAAGCTGAGCCGCTGCCTGCGGACCAGCCATCTCATTCATGGCAGTCCCGATAGCCTTGGTCAGATCAACATCACTTAGGCCAGTGAAATCATATGATCTCGTTACAGGCTTACCACTCGAATCAAGACGCGGATTTCCCTTTTCATCAAGAATGACATACTCGCCTTTTGTCCCCAATCGAGAAGCTGCTTCAAGCTCTCGAAGAATAGGGAAAGTTTCCGCTTGGGCATAAACCGCCTCGCGGTTAGCCGCTGCCATATCCGGTGCTTTATATGTTCCGCCCATAAGAAATCCTCTTGTTCATCAGTAGTTTGAAGTACCTGTCAAAATCGTACAAACGGGAAATACCTTTTCGGAATCCTCCCAGCTTGGTGACATGCTTTGAACACATGCTCATCATGGCCAACCACAGCGTCTGAACCGCGCACGGCTCGACTCCAATGGCTATCTCGATCCAAGCGATGTGACCATCAGGGAAGTTGTTGTTGATGTCTTCTGACTCCTCAATCGAGTTCAGGAAACGAACAGCCCCAACCCCGACACACTTTCCCTCCTCGTTCTTCACAATACCGATCAGCTTCTTTGAATTAAAGATGCCGATCCAATTGAGCAGTTCGTCATCAGACCAAGAAGCACATGTTGGCCAATGCTGTCTCAGCAGCTTAGAGGCTTCGATTATGGTCGGATGAGGACTCATTGCTGAGGTCGAACGGAATCTACGAATCCAGAGAGGATGGTGGATTGAACGCTCAACCGATTGCCATTGGTTGTGTTGATCTTGAACTGGATGTTGTTCCAGCGTCCACGGCTGATGAGGTTGTATGCAGCGAGGAACTTCTGGCTATTCGGAACGCTGATGGCCGGATCGATGCTTGTGAATGTCCCGCTCATGTTGGTGGCGTAGGATAGAGCGGCACCAATGTTGAGCGTTGGATACGGATTATCGAGTGCGATCTGGATGCTGTATCCGATCTTGTCCGGGATAGGCTCGTTGAGATTGTACGCCTTCGTGATCACCGACGATTGATACGCGCTACCGCCGTCCAGGTACGCGGAGTTCTGAACTGGATCAAGCCGTGTGTTTGGCAGGTAGTCGTTGAATGACCAGACTTGGCCCGCACCATCAGCAAGCGAAAGGACATCGCCAGCGAACATGAGTACTGGACCTAACGTGGAGAATGCGGTGGGTATGAAGTCGTTGACCTGCCAGTTGTCCCAGTAACCGAGCCATGAGCGGGCCAGTGAATGGTACACGATGACCGCGTTGTTCTGGTTGAAAGCTCCTTCGAGTTCGATGGATGAACCAGATTCAAGCAGGAGCCCTTCCTCGCTTTCGAGTCCTATGGAATACGGACCCTCGGTGATGAACGGTACGGCCAGCAGGTAGCGGTTGTTCCAGAAGACCCCGTCGCAATACTGAAGCTTGGTCTTGTCGATGCGACTGATCAGGTCATTGATCGGGCTGCTGAGCGCGAGACCGACGCTGGTCTGAGTACCCGCTTGGATTTGCGCCATCGAGCGAACGCCATCGCGGGACAGGAAGAATACGTCAGCACCTACAGCCGTGATGGACCGGTGCGATGAGCAGCCGATATTGCCCGAGACGAGTGATATGACCCAATCGGCAGGATCCTGCGTAGGATCGGCATCTACGCTCCAAATAGAGCGTTCCTTAAAGACGAGGAGTTTGTATGCGAACCACGAGTAAAGACCTCGGATCGGATCGCCATCACCCCCAACTCGGATGGAACCGAGTGGATCCCATGATTCGCCATCGAGGATGTCGGAGAAGTAGAGGGTATCGGGCTGGATGGTGGTATCTGCCGAAACAGCCCACAGACGATTGGTGTGGGTGGTGAGATAGAGCGGCTTGGCGGGAGCGGCGAGCGAGACGAAGGCGACCGCATGGGATTGATTTGCCGGGGAGATTGAAACCGTAGGAGCCGTGACGTAACCGCTGCCGGGGTTCGTGATGGTGATCGCAACAAGGTTTCCATCATTGGCCACAATGGCTGTGGCTGTTGCGGTCACACCGCTCGGAGGAGCCGAGATGGTGATTGTTGGAATTACACTGTGACCATCGCCCTGATTGATCACATCAATGCGGCTAATTTTGCCGGCGGTAATCGATGAGTTTGTGTTCGTGCTGGTTACATAACGCAGTGCGCTATAGCCATCCGCGTAGAACAGCTTGTCGTTTAGCTGAGCGAAGTAAACGAACTGCGACGAGTCATTGATCGTCGAGCTGGATATGAGGTTGTACGAGACACCGGGTGAGCCGTAGTAGAGATTCTTTGCTGCGGTATTCCGATCAAGAACAGCGATGACAAGGCGCTCGGAAGCCGCTGTATCGAAATAGAAGCCAGAGAAGACCTGCGAGTTGGTGGGAAGGTTACTGGCAAAGTTGGAAGTAGTAGACTCCCAGTTGGTGATGATGTCTTCCCAATTGCGTGATTCGCTGTTGCCGGTCAGCGAGATGGTCCCGAGGCGCGTGACGAGATTACCGAAGTCATCGTAGTCCATGTTGATGGCCTCTTCCATACTCGTGGCAGGAATGGCATCAGGGCGAGTGGCAGAGATGACTCCGGTAGAAAAACCGGTGCTTCCATCCAGAAGCATCTGATCATCGAGAGCGTCTGAGGATTGGAAAGGCATTAGAGGATGTCCTGGAACGTGTAATCGTAAAGGCTATCCGGAATGATACGGCTGATCTGCTGCTGCTGACCGCGCTCCATGTCCTTCATAATCGTGACTTGAGCAGCACCCTCTTGGAACTTGGCCTGCGCCTTGCCGTACTGACGAGAGTATTCGAGGAGATCTCCTTCGGTGTAGGCCATCAGTGCATTCTCGACTGCTCGAAGCTCGAAGTTGGTATCATTGATGATGGTCTGAGCTTCCCCGAACTGCCGCATCTGCGACTGCTTCTTGCCGAGGATGAAGAGAGTCCCATCGGTATTTGGGGTTGGAACAAGCTTGAGCCGAGGAACTCCGGCTTGTCCGTAGGCGACTCCAATGAGGCGGGTCCAGTTTACGAAGTTGCCGGGAGTGGACTTGCGGCTATCGACGTTGTTCCAAGTGTTGGGATCGAGCTGGAAGAACGAAACCCATTCAGCGGCTGGAACCTCGATGCCATCGGTATCACCGGTTACGGTGAATCGAATCGCCACCGGGAAATCGAGGAACATGTTGTATCCGGTCCCAGAAGCGTATGTAGAGGTGACGTAATCAGAGAGCGTCACCATTTCATCGCCAGCGGTAACAGGGTGAGAGATCACCCCGAGGGTATCGTTCCAGAGGCACGAATCCCAGATCATCGAGTAGCGGCGGATGCAGAACTTCTTGGCCAATGTGAGGGTGGCCGAGTCCGTGAACGAAAGCTTGTCGCAGGCCGCTTGGGCTACTTCGGAGGGTTTCATGCGAAGAACTCTTGGAGCGTCATCGTGGAAATAGTAGTGAAACTGGTTCCTCCATTTATCGCGTAATTCAAATACACGTTAGTAGCTGAAAGTGGGCTAAATATATGCACCTTATAAGAAACAGAGGAAGAGCTGTTTGGGGAATCAAGAAACTCTATCTTAGTATTGTTAATAGCATTCACTTCTCCATCCTCATAGCTTCCAGATGCTATCCCTTTTTGCCCCGCTCCAACAGAGGTTCCAATCTCAGTTCCGTTTCTTGTGACTCTAAATAGAACGTATTGAGAGGTATTTGAAACGCACGAGTAATTAAGCGTAATGCTTACAAGAACTTTGGATGAAGTTGATCTTGGGGTGATCGACTTATTTAGAGTTCCTATTTCAAGCCCAGGAGCAGTAAGTGCCCCAGTATATGTGTAACGATCGTCCGAAACTTGCTGAACGCATTGAGGAGCATTTGTTGAGTTGATTCCAATGGAACCAACGGTAACAAGCTTCAACTTGCTGGAGTCGTTTGCGTCGGCAATCAGCACCTTGTCATTACTGAGATCGACCGTGACGGTCGAAAGATTCGGAGCGGTGATGTTGTCCGAGTTGAGTGTCAGCGTATCGGTTCCAGCATTGCCTAACGTGGTGTTACCGTTGGCAGCGAGGTCTCCGGAGAGCGTGGTCGCACCGGTGACGCTCAGCGTGGACCCCACGGTAGCAGCTCCCGTCACCGCCAGACTCGCTAGGGTGGACAAACCCGTCACGCCCAGCGTGGTACCGATCGTAGCCGCGTTGGTAACACCGAGGCTGTCGAGCGTGGAAGCACCAGTAACCGCGAGACTACCCAGCGTTGAAAGGCCGGTAACCCCCAGCGTGGTTCCGACTGTAGCAGCGCCGGTGACACCAACACTGGCCAACGTGGAGGCCCCCGTGACATTGAGGGTACTGCCCATTCCAACCGCACCGGTTAGTGTGGAAGCTCCGGTGACCGACAGGGTACCAGGGATCGTGAGGCCACCGGTGATACCGAGTGTTCCACCGATTGTGGCGTTGCCGCTGGTAGTAAGAGAACTGAGGGAGGTGGCTCCGGTGACAGCGAGGGTACCGGCCACAGCCGTGTTGCCGCTGGCAGAAGCGACCGTAAAGCGACTGGTTGCAACGCTGAAATCGCCGTTGATGTTGGAAGCAACCGTCGAGACTTGGAGCGCGGAATCGTTGCCGGAACCATCGCTGAGCGACTTCAGGGACGCCGTCAGTGTGGCATTGTCGGTGGTCTTTAGCAGGCCAGTATAGGTACTGGCGACGGTACTGCCTGTGAGTGGGGTTCCCATACTATTCTCTTGGAGGTAGTGCGAACCAACCCTCGTGAATTGTCACGCGGTTTCGGCTCTTGATGATCTTTCCTTCAGCATCTTTGGCCCACACATGGGCTTTGACGCTTTCAGCCAGTCTGACTGGTTGTCCCGGTGGGACCATTACCACTCTTGTTGGGGTGCAGCCCAGCGGCATCAGCGCGAGCAAGGAGATCGTCGCGCAAGCGATTGTCTTTCTGTCCATCTTCAAGGGTTTGATCTTTCTGGTTGGTTATCTTGTTTAGGACTGCGTTGGCCACTCCTTGGGCTATGCTTGCGACTGGATCCATAATAGAAACGCCAGCGAGGTGTTAATCCCGCTGGCGATGCATACCTTTATGAGCGGGGATTACTCCGCTTTCTTGGTGTTATTTTTGATCGACCAGCCGATTCCGGCGAGCGTTACAACAGCGCCTGCGAGTTCGGCGATCTGATCGGCGCTGGCCAATCCTTTTGCGACGATAAAACCGCCAGCAGCCGTGAGGATATGGCGGATGAGAGATGCGATGTTGGGATTCATTTCTTTTTGATGGCTTTGTAGAGGGCCGTGATTGCGGCGATCAGGGCGGCGAGTGCGGTTAGGAACCTAGTCCACTCGGTGAGTTCAGGGATGTAGGATGCGACCATTGCGACCGTGGCGGTCCCTAGTAATCCAACGATTCCGCCGAATCCACCGCCATGATTAGTCGCGTCCATGTTATTCGGGCTTAGTCTGTGCAGCGTCGAGGATGATGTCGGCCAAAGGAACACCTACCTTGGCGTTCTGATAGCCACCGGCTTTGATGGCAATGTCGATGAGCTGGAGCAGGCTATTGGTCTGCTCCTGAGTGAGTTCGATCTTGATCATATCAGGCCGCAGTGTCGGCAGACACAGGCTGATCCGCAACCAAAACCGGCTCCACCTGCGGCAGCATCGGAGGAACGATCATCTCAGGAGTCACCCACGGCAGCGGCGGAGCGATGACCGGAGGGTTGATCTGGTCGTTGATCTGCTGCGTGACGTTGGCTTCGATGGCCTTCTGATCGACGCCATTGGCGAAGCACCAGCCGAGAACCTGATCCTGCGTGAGGTCAGGATACGGCGTGAACGATCCGGTCGGAGGCGCGAACGACGCGCTGCCGTAGCAGGTGCCGCTGTACTGATCCTGCGAGCCGTTGCAACGCCAGTCGGCGGTGATGACGACATCGGTGAGCGAGCCTTCGGTGGGTTTGACCAACAGGCGTTCGATGATCCAGTTGAGAGTAATCATGGGATATTAGGCGAGTTTGGCTTCCAGAGCTTGAACCTTAGCAGCGAGTTCCTTGATGGCAGACACAAGTCGAGCTTCGGTCTTGCTCCATCCGGTGACGGTCAAGAATCCGTTCTGCTCACCAACGGCATCGGAATAAACCTCTTGCATCTCCTGAGCGACAAAACCGATTTGATGACCGGAACCGTCCTTGTAATCGAACTCGACGGGTCGCAGCGACAGGATGTTGGCCAACTGAGAAGGAAGGCTGACAATATTCTCCTTCAACCGAGAGTCGGAGAATGTGCCAAACGCAGCTTGGCTCGCACCATTTGCGTTGATCTGTCCTGATCCAGTCGCTTGGTTGTTGATAGTAAAACCAATCAGGACTTGAGCAGTTGTGTTAGTCGTTGAAGACTTTTCAAACATCGCCGCAAACTGGTTATCTCCGGCGGATGTCAAGAATCTGGCAGCAGATCCTGTCGATGTGTTTGCGCTGATTCTTCCAGACGCAACGGGCATCGCGCTCCCCACCAACAGATTGCCACTCGCCGTGAGCGTCATCGCTTGGGTGAAGGTGATGGCGTTGTCAGCGGTGCCTGAAGGAGCGGTGAACCACCTGTGAGCGCCTGTCAACTGGGAATAGAAAGTCGGCGCGTCACCGGTTGTGCGGTAGTTGTATGTGTTCGCCCCGCCTTCATAGACAGCAAAACCAAGGTTTGATGATCCGTTTGAACCCTGCCACGCAGCAAAAAATGAAGAAATCTGAATAGCTTTTGATCCAGCACTCCACGCACTCGGCGTAACCCCCACGCCCAGCCCCGTGCTGTTGAGGGTCATGGCGGTGCCAGCGACTCCGCCGACGTACTGCCAAGTATGAACACCAGTCGAATCTATCCGATACCGTTCGCGGTCGATTCCATTGGATTGGAAAGTCGAAAGCGCAAAGAATCCAGCACGGTCAGAAGCGTTTTCAATTCCTGACGAGATGTATGAACCGCCAAACGTAGTGGCACCTGCACCTGACTTTGCTCCGATGAAAAGATTAGAAGCATTTCCAATTGCGGCAGCGGACTCGTTCCACAGCAAAACAGTTCCGAGATTTCCAACTAAAACCCTGCTATTAGCCTTTGCAATTAAATCAGAAGGCCAAGCAGTGGTTCCGAACTGAGTCTGCGTCGTCGATCCGATTTGGACCGCAGTGCTTCCGGTGACAACCTTCAACCGATCAGTCGCCACCGTCAGATCGCCGGTGATGGTGGCGGAGGCGAGCGTGGCGGTGCCGCCGGAGCCGAGGATCTGGTTGCTGGTGATCTTCTTCGTGGTGCCGGATGCCGCCATCGTCGTGTCACTGACATCGACAATGGGAAGGACATCCACCGCGGGATCGACGGTCGAGATCGCCGTCAGTGCTGTGATTTTCGTATCTGCCATAAACTGTTAGTTAGCTTGAATTATGAGTTTTCCACTATCCTCTTGGAGTAGGAACGACGCGTCCTCCAGCAAGATGGAATCAAATGTCCCAAACGTGATGACGATCTTGTCACCATCCTCCAGCAGAACGAAGAAGTCGTCCTCCTGAAGCAAGTCCCGGCGCAAGATAGGCAGATCGCCAGGGGTAACACTACCCCCGCCGTTCGATACCAGTCGTGTGCCAAGAGAGAGTGTCACGATTGAATTACGCCGTTGAACGCAATTACCTGACCACTGGATATCTGGAAGCTCGTAATCGGTCCGGGTAGAGTAATACCCGCAGGGATGGTCGCCGTGGACCATGCACCGCTGATATTGTTGCCAGTGATCGAGCTAAAGGTAGTCGGGGCGATAGTGGTGATGGCCACAAACGGGCCAGTAGTCAGCGTGGTGACGGTCACCAGTTGAAAGCCACCTTGGCCCATCGAATACTGAATGGCCTGATTTGATACGTCGCTCATATATCCCAGATCTTACGAATTTGATTCTTGCTGAAAGTGCTCTCGAAGCGCGTTCCCTGCCGGTCTTCCATCCGGCTAAAGCCGCGTTTCACATGGTCCTTGAGTCCCGGTTCAGAAGCAAAACCGGTGACCCCAAAGCGGGCCACCGGCTGCCTCGTCCACCGCTTCCCATCAAGGACAACAGAGTCGGTACCCATCGGAGCGATATGCTCGATGGACTTGCCATTGCTCTCGAAGGTGTAGATCGGCATTTTAGGAACCCATTTCGCTGTCGTACTCTTCGACCATCTTCCGCATACCATTCTCGTCCATGGGCTTCTTGCTGGCTTCCATGGCATCCTCGCCGGTCTTCTCGTACTCAGCGGGCATGCCGTTGACGCTGCGGATCTCGACGTAGGCTTCGCCGTTCTCCAGCTTCTTGAGAACGCCGCGAACATCGTCTAAAAGCACTTCATCACCAACCTCGGGCATAGCCTGTTGGCCATCCTCCATGTCGGTGGAAAGGGCTTCGACCGGAATAGCAATCATGGGTGCATTGTTGTCAGCCTCTTCGCATCCGCAAGCGGAATGAGAAAGGGGGGCACCACCTTTTCGATGATGCCCCCCAGGGCCGACGGCAATCACCATAATGGTGGCCGTCTTAGGTCGCATATTACAGCAAGCTGTTGGTCTTCGTGCGATGCACCAAATACCAGGTAGGATTACCGGTGGTGCTGCTGTTACCAGCGGCCAAGCGCAGTGTAGCGAAGAACAGCTTCACACCAACGGTGACGAGCTGGTTCAACGGATCGCTCTTGTCGGGGGTATCAGTGATCACGATCTTCGGGGACAACGGATCATCACCGGTCAAGGCAGGGATACCAAACGACTCGTTACCAAGGAAGAACGAAGCGATGATGTCCTTGGTAATAGCAGTTCCACCACCACCAGCCGTGGAAAACACGAACTGATCACCCTGAGTAGCAGATCCTTGGCTAACGAACGAGTTAGTCTGAGTCACAACGCGGCAACCGTAGATCGAACCAACCTCGCCCTTATAGAACGGAGCGCCCTTGTTGCCGTAGTTCGAGGCGTTCAACCAGTCGGCATCGCGCATCAAGTCGCGGGCCACACGAGGATCGGTCGCCAGGACGTATCCACCATTGATCATCGGAGCGCGGTTGCGCTTCAGACGGGTCATGGAGTCGAGGACAGACGAAGCGGTCATCGTGGAGTTCGTTGTCTCGGTGTTCAAGCCACTAAAGGTCTGAGTGCACAGAGAAGGATTTCCGTACACGTTGATACCACCAGTACCAGCAGCAGTATTACAAGCATCGGAATTGTCGAACGTGGGGGCACCAATGGTGCCACCTTCAGGACCGGTACCCATGTTGGAACCGCTCAAAGTAAGGTTCGATCCGATCAACGTATTGCGGATCACCGTATCGACCCAGAGCGCCATATCCAGACCGGAGGTCTTGGTGGCCTGCTGGAGCGAGTTGAACAGGTCGGTGGCGCGGAGGATGTCGGTCAAACCGATCACCTGACCGTACTGCGAAAGCCCTTTGTCGAGTTTCAGCAGTGAAAGAGAGCGATAGGCGGCTGGGCTGATAGCCGTGCCTTCGTTCGTATAGCTGGGAGTAAGAGCCAAAGTCTTAACATCAGCAATGCTCGGAGCGCCAAAACGGAACATGCTAATCGCACGATTGCCGTTGTTCTTGGGGATCGGAGCCTTCATTCCGAACTGATCAAGAATCGTCTCCTGAGTGACAATCGAGAGCAGTTCCTTGCTGAAGAAGTTCTGGAACTGGTTAGTAAGTGTGGTTGAGGTAGTAATGCCGGCCATATTTTAGTTGTGGTTGTGCTATTAGTTAGATTCCCGGTCGAACTCCCTCGACGCTCGCAAGAGCGAATCCCTCTGCTCCTTCTGGGATAACCGCGAGAAATCTTTCTCCTCGGTCTTGAGTTGTCCTGCCGGAACGCTTTTACCAATAGCGGTCTTCTGCTGGAGCTTATTTAACTGTTCTTTCAGAGACTTATTCTCAGCTTCGATTGATTGTGATTTGCCTGCTATATCTTGCAGCTTCATTAACTCCACTGCATGAGTCAGTCCATTAGGGAGCGTAGTCAGTATTGGAATCCTTTGGAGCAATTCAACAGTTCGCTTGTACTCGGGGCTGCTCTGATCCTTCAACCATGTCTCCTTCTCGGACAACCGGTTATACGAATCAGCCCATGACTTCGAGAACTGCTCCTGTTGAACCTTCCGCTGGCGTTCAAACGCAGATTTACGGACGTTATCAGCCTTAGCTCGCGCTGCTTTGGCCAACTGAGAATCGCCATCAGCCTCAAACTCTTTGGCCGCAGCCTCGTAGTCATCAGCCGTATAACCCTTCTCATCACGTTGAGAATTGGTTTCAGCAGTTTTGGATTGCTCCCGCTGCTTCGTCCATTCCTCACGCTCACGCCTCAATGTCTCCTTCTCGGCCTTGATAGCCTCCTTCTCGGCATTGATCTGCTCCCAAGTCTTGGTCTTGCGACCCTGTTCTTGGGCGAACTTACTGCTGCTCTTCTCCTTATCAGACTTCGGCTTCTCACTCTCAACCTTCTTCGATTGAGTCTCTGACTTGGTCGCGCCGGCGTCCTGCTCGCCACCATCAATTTCTTTGCTGGATGAATCCACATCTGTGGATTCCTGCTCAGATGAAGAAGCCTCTTTGGTTATGGGCGTCTCCGTTTTCTGGCTGTCAATATCGACACCAGCATCGTAATCGCTGGCCAACGCAAGCATTGCATCGGCGCTCATTGTATCATCTGCCATATTTGTGCTTTTACTCGTTTGTTGATCCGCACAGACCAACAACCGCAACTTTGATCCTATGTATTCGTGGCAGAATCCGGATCATCTACTTCCTGCCCCGTAATTGATTCCTGGTCGGCCATCATCTCGATGACCTTCACAAGACTTGCCTGACCCATTGCAAAACCAGAGGAGTATTGCAAATGGTTTCTGTCAGTTATTGCAGAAGCGTTCTGCATAAGAACGGTATTTAGCAACGCATCCTTGAAGCGTTTGCCAACCTCGCTCTTGAAAAATGAATTGAGTGCGATCGCATCCTCCTTCCTCCATGGAAGCGGATCAACCCAGCACTGATGTCGGCCAAAGGTCCATGCAGCGCGGACTCGTGCGATGATGGAGATCATTTACTTGCTAGAGGCTTTCTTCCGACCCGCAGCCTGACGGCGCATGAACTCTGCGGCCCCGAGGTTTTTGCGACCGATGTAGGCAGCAAGTGCCTTGGGATCATCAGCACCCTCTTTCTTGAGCTGCGTTGCGAGCTTACTGAACTTGGATTTCTTCTTCATGTTGGAAATGGGTCACCAAGCCTTGCAGGACCACGTTCTTGGCTTGGTAGGATCTTTGGCCGTATCGCAATTATGCCTCGCTCGGAAGTTCTTCCTCCGCTCCGGGTCATCTTTCTTGATCTCCATGTTCGGATCACCGAAGCGGACCTTGATCACAGTACCCTTCGGGCTCCGGACATACACAGCACTCTTTTTGCGCTCGCCCGGAGTGTAGAACGGCTTGTTCAGAGTGACCTTCTTGCCTTGATATTCTGCCATATCAGCCTTGTTCACCAGAGAATAGGGGCGAAGCCTGAATATCCTTCAAGCTTTCCGGTTTCTTAGTCTTCTGAACCCTGATTTTCGGTGCAACGCCCTCTTCAAGCGCCTGCATACCGTTCGTTTCAGGTTCCTTAGGCGTCGTTGGCGACACATTGCATTGGACCGCGAAGCCTTCGTTGAGTGCAATCATAGATTTCTTAGCTTCAAACTCTCCGCACCAGTCATTGGCGTTGAGAGTTGGCCAACAACTGGGTCTGCCAGCAGGTGGAAACCTACGGCAGGTGTTATCGACCGAGAAGAACCGGCAATCTTTGCAAGTAATCATCACATCATGGGCTGCTCAGCGACAGGAGCCGGAGCGGGTGGCTGCATAGGAGCCAGCAATCCGCTGCTCTCCAAGAATTTCTGGATTTCCTTCCGCAGTTTCCGCGCCTCGTTGGTCGCCACCTGCTCGTATCCCTGGAGCAGGCTATCGATCCGCATCATAAACGCGTTCTTGCTCGCCGGACTGAACTGCTGCCCCTGCTGGATCGCTCCATTCAGGTACTGCATCAGCACCCCGATGCGGCCAGCGAAGTTCTGACCCGGTTTAGCCGGCACCGGAATACCAACGAGCAGAGTCGGGATAGTCTTGGTCTCATCCTCCAGCTCATCCGCCGCCTTCTGGCCCGGATCCCGCAGCAATCGCTTGATAAGACTCGGGTCATCCAGCTCCATGATGCTCTTGTCCAGCTCCACCTGATCGATCCAGGGCGAGTTCATGAACAACTGCTTACGATTGATGGCCTGCTGAACCATCATCTGTCGGCTGACCATGTCCATACCGCCCTTCGGCTCCAGCTCGTACTGATCGTGGAGCGCCACCGGGTCCGCCTCCAGCGAATCCTCAGCGAATCGATAGCGAAGACTCTTGGAATCATACTGAACATAGAGTCCCCACGCCTGCCGATACAGCTTTCCAAGCGCCATACGGAAGAGCCGCGCCCGGAGATCCCCACTCTGCATGGCCTGAGCATTGATGCTCTGGATCTCGGTGGCCGTACGACGATCACTGCCACCGCTCATCACGCTGCCCATCGCGTAGTCCGGACTACCGATCCGGTTCTCCGCCACAGCTCGGGTCTGGTTCAGCTCCTGATCGAAGCTCACCGGAGGCTGCGGCATCTGCACCGGCGCAACACCGTAGGGAAGGATCTGCCCCGGCTGGAACCGCAGGTTGATGGAGTTCGGCAGCTCCCGCTCCGCCCGAAAGAGCGGGCGGTTATAGAGCGTCATCGCATCGTGCTTGTGGTTCCACATCGAGGTCATGGACAGCTCGAACGGAGCCAGGATCTCGCACACGCCACGCGGGCTGAACCAGCCCTTGTCCTTGATCTCGTACGGGAAGTCCACGAAGGGAAGCTGGCCATGGTCATACGGCAGCTCCATGGGATCCCGCAGATCCATATCCACCGCTGCCGGGCTGTACAGATACACCTCCCACACCCCGTCATCCCGCTTGCGATAAACCTCCCAGACAATCACGCCGTCCGTGTTGTTGGTATAGGTTATACCCTCACGCAATTGCTTCGCGTCATCTTCAGTCGCAGCCCCCGGGATATTGTCATCCTCCTGCGGATTCCCCCGGATCTTCTCGATCGTCTTGGAATCATTCTTCCAACCGAACTGGCCAGCCATCCGCTTGTACGCCGGGACACTCATCGGCATCACATGCACCGCCCAGTCCGCATCCTGCAAATCCACCGTGTAGGCCGGCACCACGAAATACATCGGGTCCACCGCCTCAAACCCCACCCGCTTATCGCCCGGATTCCAGAAGCACTTCATCACCCCACGCCCGCTCATCAGCGTGTAATCCACCCAGCTCAGGACCTCATCCGTGAAATTGGTCTTGTCCCGGATCTTATAATTGAACCAGTCCTCCGCCACCTTCGTATACGCATTCAACTGCTGGCGCATCGGAACAAAGCTGGCCACTACATCCATCCCCAGCGCCTGCTGGAGAAATAGTGGCTTGAGCTTCTCGATCGCCGTATCAATGAGCGGCCAGTGAAGATCCGCCGCCTTAGGCCAAGGCTTATTGGTCCGGCGCAACCCGTGATGGCGCAGCTCATACCACCGAGTCTGCCGCAGTTCCCAAGGACTACGTTGGCCAACTGCCTCGACAATCTGCCCCTGTAACGAACTCCTCTGTTTATCGGTCATCATAAATGTCCTCCCTTCCTATTATCCCCCCACCTCGCAACCAGCAAGCGTAACCCCCTCGGGATCAATAGGACCCAGCTCATCCTCCATACGCTCCAGCAGGCTCCGCCCATCCTCGCCCAGCGCCTTCATGTAATCGTCCATCCGCTTCCCGCCCGCTCCGCAGAAGGCCAATACCATCGCATCCGCCCTATCCGGACTGTTCACCCCCCTCGCCCGCAGCTCATCCTTCCCCTCCAGCGTCAGCTTCCCCTTCCCATTGGTCCGCACCTTCCGGCTCACGAACTGCTGGAGCAATACCTCGTCGGTCCCTACCGGTCCAAGATTCACCTTCCCCTCCTCCACCATCCGCCCGAACTCGATCCACATCTCAGCCGCCCTATTCACGAACTGATCATCCCGAATGGCCCGCTCCCCGAAATTCACCCGCCTCACATCCCAGCCCTCAGCCCGGAGCGCGTCACACATCACCACCCCCATACCACCCACATCCGCATAAATATCATCAGCCTTAAGCTTCCACTTCCTGAACTCACTCACGAATCGACCCACGCTGGCCATCGTGTCCTTATCCCGCCAGCGGATCAGCGCCTTCACCGTATTACCATGGCGCACCACCATCACACTCTCGTCCCCACCGGCGCTGAAGTCGCAGCCCGCAGTCAATCGGTGCCCGTCGGTATCCTCCTTGGGTGGGCCACTAACCACCTTCTGCCAGTCGGCGGTCCTCACAGCCGTCAAACTCCCATCATCCTCCATAAACTCCGCGTAGATCATCGAGCGCACCAGCGGATGCCCCTCGCCCCAGCGGGCGAACTGATCATCAATCCACTCCTTCCGGATATGCGGACAATCGAAAGCGGTCACCGTGAAAGTCTGCCACTTGCCATCGTTCCGCCTAAAGACATCGTAGAAGTACCCGGAGCTTCCCCCCGGGCTGCTCATCAGCAGCGTCCGCGTCGGCTGGCACCGCTCCATCGACTGGAATATCCCGTCCGGAACCGCCTTCGCCTCATCGACGATATACATCAAGTCATTGCTCGGACCCTGCACGTGCCAACCCTCCGCCTTCTCCGGGTTGCTGGCGCTGAACCCGATGCACCGGCTGACCAACTCCTGCCCATCCACTTTCTTAGGATAGAGGTAGCGAATCTCACCGTCCTTGATCGAGAACCCATTCTCCTCGCCACCCAACCCATTGATCATCTTCCTCAGATGCGGCCACAGAGCGTCGGCCACCTGCCGGTACACACCAGCGGTACACACCACCAAGCTCCCAGGCCAGCGAAGCATGTGCCAGATCACAGCACTCGCCGCCACCATGCTCGTTTTGCCCGAGCCGTTAGCCGCTTTGAGCGCCACCTTCGAGTGCTTCTCGTTCAACGCTCCCAACACCGCCTCCTGCCAAGCGTAGGTATCGCGTAGGCCAAGCATCATCTTCGGAAAGTTCTTCAGATGCTGCGCCTCTTCGAGGAGCTTTCGCTGCTTCCAAGCAGGGATATGGGACCCCATACCGAGTGAAGGGGATTTCTTACGCTTAATTTGCTTGACTGCCATAAAATTGGTTGTGGGAGGGGGAGGGGGTATACAGGTAACACCCACCCCCCTCTTGGGGTGGCCCCCCCCCTGTGGTCTATTGTATTACCATAGCCGCTATTGTAGTACCGCTATTGCTATACCTATCCTATTACTTCCCCCCTCCGAATGCGCCGAGTAGGGCACCGCTAACGCTTAACTCCTTCCCGCCCTTGCCAGTGTGTTCGAGTTGAGCGCGAGCTACGTAACCTCGGGTTCTCTCCAGCAGCCATGCGGAGCCTTGCCAACCATTGCCGCATTGGCGGACGACGGAGGAGAGTTCTAGTTCTCCTTCAAGTCGGGCTTTCTCCAGTTGA